GTTTTGTTTCGGGTCCAGCTTTATATACGGAGAGTTTTTTTATTTTTTTTTAGGTTGACATTTTTGGGCGGTTGACATGGCAAAAAAATTAATGACGAAAAACGCTTTTGCAAAGCTCTCGGGTCGATCGCGTCAGGCGATCTCGAAAGCGACAAAAAAAGGGGGACCCCTGGCGCCGGCGATGAGCGGCAAAAAAATCAACGCCTCTCATCAAGCAGCAAAAGACTATTTAAAAAAATCTGAGATCGACAAAAAGAACGAAACGCCGCCGGCCCCAAAAAAGAAAACAGCGAAAAAAAAGGCCGCGAAGAAAAAAACGACGCCGCCCAGACAAAAGGGTCCTGACAGTAAAAAAAGCGCCGGCGCTGCCGGACTTTACATTGACCCAGAAAAGATTTTAAACGGCGAAATCGATGAGCTCCAGGATCTCACTTTGAAAGAAATCGCGACAAGATACGGAGGGGTCCCAGGCTTTAAAGGTTACATTGACGCCCTGAGGGGGATCGCTGACTATCAAAACAAAGCGATCAAGGCAAAACAGAAAAGGGCCGAGCTCGTCGATCGCGTTGTCGTCGAGGCGATCGCTTTCGGTCTCCTGGATCTTGCATTTAAACGCCTGGTCAATGAAATGCCGGGCTCGTTATCTCAGCAAATAATTGCGACGGTCAAGAGCGCGAAGAAAAAGAAAAATGTCGCTTTCAAAGTCGAGGAGATCATCCGACAGGCTGCGAGCCGTATCATTAAGGATTGCAAAACAGAAATAAAATCGAGGATCAAGAGGCATAAGGTTGACTGATCAAGATAAACAATGCGGCACTTGTAAAAATTTTACTTTTCGGGGCCTGGATCGGTTCTGCAAATTGAGAAAATTTATTATTGAGACATGGCCGTTTTTCTGCAGCGACTGGTCAGATATGTATTTTAAAAAAATGCCTGGGGCAAAAAATGATTGATATCATCGCCGACAATTTTGATTATCTCTGGCTGATCGACCAGGTTGACAATCTGACTGACGAAAAGATCTCTCTCGAGGTTTCTCAATGGGCCGAGGAAAATCGTTACATGCCGCCCGAGCTCACAAGCCGCCCCGGCTTTTGGGATAATTCATATACGCCTTACTGGATCGAGCCGATGAACTGTCTCAGCGTTAACAGCGAGGTCAGAAAACTTGCAATAATGAAAGCGGCCCAGGTCGGAGCGACGACGGCGATCATCGAGAACGATCTCGGATATACAATCGAGCATGATCCTTGCGGTTATATGTATGTCTCGGCCGACAAGGCCCTCGTCAAAATGGCGATCGAGGTCAAAGTCGATCGCATGCTCGAGAGCTGCGGACTGCAGGATCGTATCAGGCCGGCAGATGAAAAAAGCCGAAAGACTGGCGACACGACTGACAAAAAAGATTTTCCCGGCGGCTTTTTGCTGCCGGTCGGAGCTCAGAACCCCGGCAAACTGAGGCAGATGAGCGTCAAAAAGATCCGACTTGATGAGCTCGACGGCATGCCCGACAAGCTCGGCGACGAGGGCGATCCTGTTAAACTGGCAGAAAACAGGACAAAGGCTTTTGACTTAACTCGATCGATCGTTTATCTGTCGACGCCCCTGGTCATGCAAACCTCGAAAATTTATAAACAGTATAAGCGCGGCGATCAAAGAAAATACGAGGTCCCCTGTAAATATTGCGGCGAATTCCAGGAGCTCGAATTCCAGGGCAAAACTGAGGACGGCGAGGCATACGGTATTTTATTTGACGTTAGCGAGCAAGGGATCTTGATCGAGGAGAGCGTCAGATATCTTTGCAAATATTGTTTTGCTGCCTGGTATGACTTTGACAAGGCCTGGTTTTTATCTCGCGGCAAATGGGTCGCGACTGCAGATCCTCAAGAGAGAAATTTTCGCTCGTATCATATCAGCGCGTTATATTCGCCGCCTGGTATGTTTAGCTGGATCTCAATGGTTTATGAATGGCTCGAGGCCTGGGATATCAAAGCGGACCGCGCAAAGGATCTCGAGGCCCTCAGGACTTTTTATAATACTTGTCTCGGTTTGCCCTGGGAGGAGCGAGGCGAGGCGCCGAAATTTGAGCGGATCATACAACACAGGCGCCCGATCTATACTCGAAACGAGATCCCGAACAAAGCAGCGAAAAAAGAGACCGGCGGCCCGATCTTTCTTTTGACTGCAGCTGCAGACGTTCACAAAAAATGGATCGGGGTCGAGGTCATGGGCTGGGCAAAGGACGGCCGATCGTATTCGGTCGACTGGCGCGAGCTCGAGGGCGACACGGAAATTTTAAGCGGACCCGGCTCTCCCTGGGATCAGCTGAGGGACATGATCGAGCGCGAAACCTGGAGAGCTGACGACAAAAAACTTTATGCGATACAAACGACTTTTATCGATGCCAGATATCGGACGGACACGGTTTATCAATTCGCTGCAGATTACTCAAGCGGCGTTTATCCTGTTATGGGTCGAGACACGCCGCCCAGGACCGCCAGGCTCAGAGAATTCGCTGAATATACGAGCAAGGCCGGGACGATCGCTTTTAATATTAATGTCACGCTATACAAAGACAGGCTCGCGGCCTGGCTGCGTCGCGATTGGAACCCCCCCGAACGGCAGCCCCTCGGCTTTTGTAATTATCCTCACGACTACCCCGATAGTTATTTCAGACAATACGAGGCTGAATACAAAACAGAGATCCGCAGCAAAAAAACAAACAAATTTCTCGGCTATTGGTGGACCCAGATCCCGAACAAGCCGGCTCATGCCTGGGACTGTCGTATTTATAACATGGCCGCCCTGGATCTTATTGTCTTTACTGTTTGCCGCGAGGAGTTTGAGATCGACGGCATAAATTATCATCAATTCTGGAAATGGGCTGCCGAGTTTGAGCCCTACTATTCGAAATAAAAAAAAGGCCCCCAGGCGGCAAACCTGGGGGCCCTCATAAGGAGAAAAAAGACGAGCCAGATCTTTTCTATTTATCAGATTTATCGGCTTTGTCAAATTTTTCTTTTAACGCCTTTTCAATCATCCAGGATCTTGATCTCTCCTGGCGCGCTGCCTCGGCGTCAATCTTGTCTCTCAGGTCCTCGGAAATGTTAATCGAAAAAATAACTTTTTTCATGATGGTCTCCTCTCGTTTTTAGGTGTACTTTTAAAAAGCTAAATGTCCATGTTTTAAAATCTAACGGTTAATATAAAATAATTTGCGTCCTGGCGCGTTGCAAAAAATTCGACGTTGCCGTCGGTATACTGCAACGCGATCCCTCTCAGGGTCTCGTTGAGCTCCTCGAGATCCGTCGTCCCATATTTTTCTTTTATCTGTCGCTCTGGCCAGAGAGCCGCGATCTCCTCGGGCTCGAAATAATGTCGCGGCGTGCCGTCCTTGATCTCGTAAATATCATAATGCGTGCCGGTCCGATATGGCTGGGCGTGACACTTCCTGAGGTTCTCTTTTATATCAAAATGTCGGTCGCTGTTTTTGAAAATCGCCCAGAGCTTTCGCTGATCGTTCTGATATTTTACAAGAAATAAATTCATGTTGATCGCCTCGATCGTTTCGGTCTCGAGATCCAGCTCCAGGCACTCAACGAGCTTGTTTTTTCTGTTGAGCATGTCCATTGTCTCGGCATAATTGTCTTGATCAATCGGCTGCCTGAGCTCTCTGATTAACGCCTCGATGATAATGTCCTCTTTTGTCATTTGCCTCTCCTCTCGGGCCCCAGGATAAACCGGGGCCCTGTTGTCTGTTAATATCCCCCGGTTAAAATAACGACATAGTCTTTTTTTGATGTGTCAAAAAATCCCTCGAACTGGATACCCTGGCGAACGAGCTCGGCCGTATAAACGGCGAGGTCTCGGATGCCGGCCTCGGTGTTTTCAAAATAAATTTTCATTTGCCTCTCCTCTCTGTTATTGGTTAGCGTTAAAAAATGCCCTCGCAAATCCTGGGGGCGTCATCGATCTCAACTCTTTTGTTTTTTCTGATTTGCCGCCGAGCTTCATGAGCCAGGAGCCGGCCTTGCAGCTGCGGATCGGCTCGACGTCGTTTCTCTCCAGGTCCTTATTGAAATGACCCCAGAGACCGCTTTTTTTCGTGTAAGCATCGCCGAAAAAATGGGGCTGAAAATACCAGGGCTTTTCAATCTCTGGGATCAGGCGCGGCAGCCGGCCGATAGGATTTTCCAGGGCCCAGAAACGCGGCCGGCAAAAATCGACGATCCTCAAGACTTGATAAACGAGCTCCAGGCTCGCGGCCGTTCTGCCGTCCTCGTCTTTTGCCGGCCAGTATTGAGCGCCCGAGCTTGAAAAGTCAGTACAAGGCGGCGCGGCCAGGACGCCGTATAAATCGGCGATATCGTTGTCGAGTAAAAAGTCGATGTTTATCTCATTAATGTCGAGGCCGTGTTTTATGTCGATATGGATCACGTTATAACCGGCCTCAACGTATGGCGCGGCCCAGGTCCCGGAAAAATCAAAAAGCGACAGGATCGTTTTTTGACAGGGGCTGAGCGGCTCCAGGCTGAGATAATAATCCTCAATGTCGTCGGTCTGATAAAATTGATCGCTGTAATAATTGCAATCGCGGATCATGTTTTCAATCTCTTGTGTCATGGCTCTCTCCTGGGGCCCCTGATAAACAGGGGCCCGGTCCTTTTTAACTTCTGTTATCGATACCGCCCTTGATTTTTACGCGGCCATGTTTGCCGGCGAGACACTCTTTGACAAAAAGGTCGTCGCTCAAATAAGATCCGATGCAAACGCCGTTTTCATAAATGGTATAGCTGGGACCGTTGTCGTCAATGTCTTTATAAACGACGATCTCGGCCAGGAGCGCGCGGATCTGCTTTTTTGTTTCCTGGATCGCTGCAGCTCTTGAGCTCCAGGGCGCGATCAAAAACTCGTCGCGGCGCCCTTTGGCCAGGTCAACAAGATCTTGCATGAGCTCGGCAAAAATTTCGCCGTATGTCGGGACGTCATTGTTTATGTCCTTGAGCTCTATCCTTTGCGGTTTTAAAACGATGTGATTTAATTTCATTTGCCTCTCCTCTCTGTTTTTTATTGTGGCCCGGCGTTCTCGCCGAAAGCGCCGGCCGGGAGATCCCAGGTCTCCACAAAAACCGGCTCATTATATTCTTTGCTCATGGCTGACTTGACGATCTCGTCGCTCATGTCCTCATATGCGCGGCCGTCAGCTGCGAGCTCCATGACTGATTTTTTTCTGTTTATTGTGAAACCGAATTCATTTTCATAGGCTGCGATTTTTTCAATCTTTTCCCTGGCGATTTTCTTGACGCTCGCCCATTGGTTTTTTGATCCGAATATGCAAGTCATACAAGAGAGCCGGGCCCAGCCGAGGCGATACGCTGGATGAGCCAGGATCTTGTATTTTTCGATAATGTCCCAGACTTCTCGCTCGGTCCAGGAATGAACCGGCCTGAGGTGGTCAACATGCCTGACAACTCTTTTGCCGTCCCTGTTGTCGGATCTGTCAGGCTCAAAGGTTTTATAATTCGCTCGGGCCGGGCTCTCCTCGGCTCTCTCGCCTGTAATGACCAGGGTCCTCTTGTTCAAAAATCTCTCCTGGTTGTTTATGGCTGCGGTGCAAACGTCAATTTTAAGGTAAGCCGAACACCAGCGCGTTGAGAGGCTCGCGCTCATTTGAGGGAACTTGCGGCGCGTGCTCTCTTTGCCTCTTGTGCCGCCGGCGAGGCCGCACTCGATTATATTGTCATCGTTTAATTTTTCGAAACTTGTCGGGGCGGTCCTGGCGTTCTCTCTTAACATCTCTCTCTCAAAGCCGCCGACTTTCCAGGAGAAAAAAATCTTGAGGCCCAGGGCGTCGGCGACTTTCTTGCAATAATCCTCTGTGACTGGCCAATCCATTAAGGTCGAACCCTCGCGGCCGTCAATGCAATGATGCCAGAGCTCAATTTTTTCTTTGGGGACGCCGCGATCCAGGAGATCCAGGACACAAGCAAGACTATCTTTGCCGCCAGAAAAAGCGACGATGTAAAAATCATAATTTTCGATGTCGATGTTTGCCTCGGGCCTGTTGTTCATTTTTTTCTCCTTATGCGTATTTTTCGAGCTCTGATATTGAAACCTGACGGCCGTCAATTACGACGCTGTATGTATCAAACTGAGCATGCCTGACGCGATCCGCTTTCGCCAGGTTGTAAAGGCCCTTGAGTTTTTTTGTCGGGTTGCTGCAGCCGTTGAGAATTACATTCGCCGTGAAACCATGCTCGCGGTCATTGTAAAAATGACGGATAAGATCTGATTTTTTCATTTTTTTCTCCTCGTTTGTGTTTTTTGTTGTCGCGCTCATGGTTATTTATTAACGCAATTAACATGCCAACTTAACAAGGTTTAACAAGAAAACAGAAAGATTTTAAACGGCTGAAATCGCTGCAGATCTTAACAGCTCTTAACAATAAGAAAACCGGGCCCGGCAGCTCCAGGCCCCTCTTTTAACAAATGTTGTTAATAGAAAACAATAAATGTCAGAATTGATAAAAATGTGTAATAAAAACAGGCGTTTCAAAAACAGGCTTTTTGACAAAAATTGTCACATTTTAGGGGGGATTTTTCTGCCTGGTAAAAATCCCCCCCCAGGTCATTTTTGACCGCTCGGCCCCTGCAGGGTAGTATCGGACACTTATGCCCGATAATTTGCTTGACTTCTCAAAAATGTCATGCAAAATAAAGAAAATTAACTGTTAATTTAAAAAAATCAAATCAGCCTATGAATTCGACTTTCTTGCAAGAGAGGATCACAGCGACTGAGGCCCTGATCGTTGCCTATGAGACAGCGATCGCTTTTCTAATTGCGAACCCGACTGAGACATATCGCCTGGATACAGGTCAGACCGTTCAAAGCGTCACGCGACACAATATCGAGGATCTGCGAAAAGGCCTCGAGGGATATTTGAACTTGCTGACAATTTACGAGGCCCGGCTCAATGGCTCAGGCAAGGCAATCGCTCTGCCGGTCTATTAAATCATGAAAAATCTTTTCGGTTTCAAATCCAAAAATCAACAGGTCAAAGAGCTTGCAGCTGTCGTCGCTTTAGCTCATGACGCTCAAACGGCTCACGCTGCAGACGGCTCAGGCTCGGACCCCCAGGCCCAGGCGCCGGCAGCTGCATCCCCTCAAACGCGCGAACCGTCGGCGTATTTCGGCGCGGATAGCGGCGCCGCTTATACGTTTGACATAATCAATAGTTTTTTCGGCGGCGACAAATTCGCTGGAGGCTTTGGCTTAACGAAAGATTATTTTATTGATTATTGGACGCTGAGGGTCAGGAGCGTCCAGCTGTTTACTGAGAACCCATACGCAAAAGGGATCTTAAATCGTTTGATAACAAACGAAATCAATACAGGCCTGACCCTGGAGGCGACGCCCGAGGACACTTTGATTTCGTTGAGCGAGGAGGCCGCGAACACCTGGGCCGAAAATACTGAGATCCTTTTCAAGCTCTGGGGCGAAAATAAAAAGCTTTGCGACTGGAGACAGCAAGAGACTTTTTCACAGCTCGAGCAAACTGCCAGGAGGACCGCGCTTTTATCTGGGGACATAGTCGTCATATTAAGACAATCGACTGCGACCAGGCTGCCGATCGTTGAGATCATTGACGGCGTGCACGTTATCAGCCCAGGCGAGGCGGCTCTCGTCCAGGCAGCAAAACGTCGCGGAAATAAAATTTTGCATGGCGTCGAGCTCGACAAAAATAATCGACATGTCGCGTATTTTATCAAAACGGCCGACGGCAAATCTCGCCGGGTCCCTGTTGTCGGAGAAAAATCAAAGCGTCGTATGGCGTTCATGATTTACGGATCAAAGCGCCGCGTCGATGACGTTCGAGGCATGCCTCTCCTGGCGTGCGTTCTGCAGTCATTAAAAGAGATCGATCGATATCGAGACAGCGAACAACGCGCGGCTTTTGTTAACTCAATTCTCGCGCTCTTTGTAAAAAAGACAAAAGATAAACCTGGCTCGCTGCCGGTTACTGGCGGCGCGGTCCGAAAAGATACGGTCGAGGTCGAGCAAGGCGACGGCTCTCTCAAATCCCTGGGGCTCTCTCGTATGATGCCGGGGCTTTATATCGATGAGCTGCAGACTGGCGAGGAGCCGACAAGCTACGACACAAAACGGCCGAATGTAAATTTTAAAGAATTCGAGGCCGCGATAATTTCAGCGGTCGCCTGGGCCCTGGAGATACCGCCCGAGATCCTGTTTTTATCTTTCAATAACAATTACAGCGCGAGCCGCGCCGCGATCAATGAGTTTAAGCTTTATCTTGACAAAGCGCGGACCGACTTTGCTCAGGACTTTTGCAAACCTATTTATGAGCAATGGCTGATCAATATGGTTTTAATCGACATGATCGTCGCGCCTGGTTTCCTGGAGGCCTGGCGAGATCCGCGTCAATGGCATGTTTTCGGGGCGTGGCTCTCGAGCGAATGGGCCGGCGCGATCAAGCCGAGCGTTGACAGAGAAAAAGAGGTCAAGGCTTATGAGCGCATGATCAAAAAGGGCTGGATCACGAACGACCGGGCCTCAAAAGAATTGACCGGGACAAAATTTTCGCAAAACGTAAAACGGTTGACAAAAGAAAACGAGCAAATCGCTGACGCAAACAAGCCGCTCCTGGACGCCGGGATCTTAAAACCGGAAAAAGCGACGGCAGAAATTGAGACCGACGAGATCGTCGCCGAGGTTATCGACGAACTTTCTCATCATAATCACTCGATACAATAGGGGGACAAATGGCAAAGCTTAGAATAGATGGGATTATCTGGTCGGGCATGGCCCGAGATATTCAAAACCAGCTCGATCGATTAAATGGCGAGGATCTGATCGTCGAGATCGCGAGCCCTGGCGGTTTTGTTTATCCAGGTCTGAGAATTTTTAACATTCTCAAAAATTATAAAGGCAATGTCACAACTCATTTAATGGGTCTCGCCGCGTCAATGGCGTCATATATCGCGCTGGCCGGCGATAAGATAACGGCCGAAAGCAATACAGTTTATATGATCCATAATGTCAGCACCTGGGAGGACGGCGATTATAATTTGTTCAGAAAAACCGCCGACGTCCTGGAGGGCCTGACAAACTTGCTCGCTAAAACATACGCCGAACGGACCGGCAAGGATCTCGCCGAGATCCGCGCTCTCATGGACGCCGAGAGTTATTTTTTCGGCGATGAGGCTCAAAAGGCCGGCTTTGTCGATGAGATCATCGAGACCGGCAAGAAAAAAGAAAAAGGCAGCGCTGTCGCTGAGGCACGTCTTGAAATTGAAAATTGTTTCTCTGAAATGAAACAAAAAGGCTCTGACGATATTGAAAAAATCGCGGCATGCCTTGACAGCTCAGATATAAAACTTAATGGAGCTAAAAATAAAAGCTCTGTCATCTTAACGGATGAAAAAACCAACAACAAAACGGAGGATAAAACCATGACACTTGAAGAATTAAAAAAGGATCATCCTGATCTCGTTGCCCAGATTGAAAAGGCAGCAAGGGACGCCGGCATCGCCCAGGAGCGCGACAGGGTCAACGCTCATCTTACTCTCGCGAGCTCGTCAGGCGATTTGCTTTTTGCTGTTGACTGTATTGAAAAAGGAAAGTCAACGACTGAGGAGAATGTCATCGCTCATTATATGGCCGCCGGCATGAAAAACAACGCGCTTGAAAATCACGCGGCCGACGGCGAGGAGACAGCGGATCTCGAAACCGACGGCGACGTCGATGAGGACAAGCTCGCTGCCGATCTACTTGATAAAGTAATGGCAAACAGCAAAGTCAAAGAGGGCGCCGCGATCGCAATGGATACCCCTGAGGCTTAGCCTTAACAAAAGCGAAAAGGCTTTTTTTACATAACAAACAATTTTAATCAGGAGGTTTTAAAATGGCTTTAGTTATAATCAACAACAACTCGGGAAAAATTCCGGTTTTCAATCCTCTTTTTGAGGATCTGACGGTCGAGAGCGGCGGCGCCGAGGACTGGAGCGCCGGGACCGTTCTTGCGTTTGACGCGACCACCGGGACATGGAAAAAAACAGCGTCAGGGACTGCAGCGATCGCGAACGCGAAAGCGGTTCTCGCTCAGGACGTTACTTTCGGCGAGGCCGAAGCGATTGAAAACAAGCGCGCTCTGATCGGCGGCGAGGTCGATGAAAGCAAACTGATCTTTGACGGATCTGACACGCCCGACACAATACCGGCGACGAGCGACGACAGTTTTCGGGTCCAGCTGCGCGCTTATGGCATCATATTGAGGCCTGGCCAGGTTATCGACGAGCTTGACAATCAGCCCTAATCGATAAAGGATCTCGATGTCGACAAATCCGCAAATAAGATCTTTTAGCTCAAATAAAATCGAGGTTTTTAATCCGATTTTTGACGATTTTTATTTCGGGCCGCTTGTAAATACTCAGCCCGGTTTTTATCTTTTCGGCGGCCTTGTTCTCGGGTTTAATCCTTTGACCGGCCAGTATGAGGGGACAACGGCCGGCGGCATCAATCCAATAACAAAAGCTCAGGCGCTACTTGCTGAGACTTATTTTGTCCCAGGGCCTGACGTGACGATCGAGGGATATATGAGGATAATTATCGGCGGCGAGGTTTATGCAAATCAATGTCTCTTTATTCGAACTGAGGACGATTTGCAAACAATCGCGCCAGGCGAGGAGGACAGCTTTGAGCTCCAGCTCAAAAAAGCCGGGATCGTCGTCAGGTATGGCGAGAACATAACCGACAACGATCTGCAGCCTTGCGGTCCAGAACCGCCCCCAGGATAAAGGTTTTTTATGACTGATTTATTACAAATAAGATCTTTTAGCTCTCAAAAAATCGAGGTTTTTGACCCGGTATTTATCGACGCTATTGTCGCGAGCCCTCTCGAGCCGTCGCCGTTTTATACTTATGCTTTCGGGGGGCTTTGCATGGCCTATGTTGCCGAGTTTGATGTTTATGTCTGGACCGAGGCCGACACGCCGGGCCTCGCAAACGCAAAAGCGATCCTCGCACAAAATACAATTTTACCGCCTGGAGAGGTTGCAGCGCCGGCGCGGCTGATCGTCGGGGGCGAGATAGCTGCAAATCTGGTTTTATTTGCTGGACAGCCTGACCAGGGGCTGAGCACGATCCCCCCAGGGGGCTCGGATAGCTTTGAAACACAGCTGAGAGAATACGGCATTAATGTCGTATATCCTCAGACTATTATTGACAATGATTTTACACCTTGCGGCCCCTGGCCGCCGCCAGGATAAATTTTTTAAATGGCCATAAATGACAAATAATTTTTATTAACAAGAGGAGGTTTTAAAATGTCTGTTGATCTTGCAAACCGTACAATGCTTGAAGCTTTCAAGCAGAAAAAGGCGCCGACGATGTTCCTCTCTGGGTTTTTCAAAACCCCCCCGAGAAATATCGTCAGGTCGCGCGAGGTTGTTATCGATGTGAAAAGAAACAAGGAAAGCATCGCGGTCGATGTTATTCGCGGAACCGGCGGCCGGTTCAATTTAAACAAGCGCTTTACTACTAAGAAATATGAGCCGCCTGTTTATGACGAATACAGCTCAATTTATGAGGAGGAGGGCAACGATCGGCTGCCTGGTCAAACTGAATACGACACAATGGATTATGTCGCGAAGTTTATCGCGAAAGCGACTGACGACCAGGTCGAACACCAGGAGAAAATTTTGAGGGCGATCGAAAAACAGGCCGCCGATGTTCTTTTCACAGGGACTGTCCCTTTGATCAATAACGATACGATCGATTATCAGCAAAAAGCGACGCATAATTTCCAGGTCGGGACATCCTGGAGCGATGAGGGCGCGCCGGCTCTCGGGGATCTCTCTGACGCGACTGAGCTCAATCGCGAGGACGGAAAACTTGACAGCGATATCGCAATTTTTGGAAAAACAGCGCTTAAAAATTTTCTGAATAATACCGAGGTCCTTGAAAAAGGCGATCTCAGGCGTATAAATCGCATGGATATAATCCCCCCGGTTATGAATACAAGCGGCGCGACTTTTCACGGCCAGGTCACGGCCGGCTCGTATAATCTGCAGATATGGTCATATCCTCAGGTTTATGAGGTCCCGATAGGCTTTTCGCTGCCGAACGAGGGCGAGCTTGTGCCTTATGTTCCCGAAAATCTTGTTTGCGTTATCGGCTCAAATATCCGTATGGATCTTGTTTTTGCTGGAATTCCGAACATCGTCAGGCGTGTTGATCCTCGCCTCGAGGCTTTTGGTATCCCAGGGGTCCCGATTAATATACCGATCGATTTTAATCCGTATATGTTGCTGGATGAGAGGGCGATCAGCCTGGAGGCCGGCGTCAGATCAGCGCCTCTTTGCATCCCGACACAAATTGACGGTTATTGCGTGATAGATACTGTCGCCGCGACTTAATATTTTTTAAGCGCTGACGGTTTGAGTTTTAACTATAATTTTTAATTGAGGAGTTTTTCCAATGGCAAAGAAAAAAAAGCCGGCTCGCGCTGTCGTTCAGCCCGGTTATAGCGTTCATACGCTTAAAGGGATGGCACACTCGGGCGCGATCGTAAGAGCGAAAGATCTCAAATGCGAGGACCCTGAGGGCCGTTTTCAAAAGCTTATCGATAACGATCTCTTGAGGCTCGTTGACGAGACTGCAGAAGAAAAGGCCGCCGAGGAGGCCCAGGCAAAAGCGGACAAAGAGGCCGCTGAGGCCGAGGCCGCCCAGGAAAAAGCGGACAAAGAAAAAGCCGAGGCTGAGGCTGCAGCAAAAGAGGCCGAGGCTGCAAAGAAAAAGGCAGCGGCAAAGAAAAAAAAATAAATGCCTAACCTGAGAGAAATCTTTGAGCTCGATCTCGGATTGACCCTTGAGGATAATGTCAACGGATACGGCTGGCCGATTATCGTCGAAGATCCTGACGGCAACACGGCGCCGCTCAATGGTCAATCTGGAGACATCGGTTTGACGATCGACCCGAATACAGGGGTCGCCGTGTCAGGCCGCGAGGCTCATGTCGCGCTCAGGGTCAGCTCGATCGAGGCCTCGAGCCTTGTCGGGCTGCCGAGAGGTCAGGCGAAAAACGACACAAAAAAGCCCTGGATCTTTCGGTTTGAGGATATAAACGGACATCCCGGCGTTTTTATGGTCCGTCAAGTTATGCCTGACGAGACCGGCGGCGTTATAACCTGTATTATTGAAGCTTACAAAGAGGCGCCCTGATATGGTTGATTTGATCGCTGAGCTTATCGAAAAGCAAGACATGTTTGAGATCGTTCGCGACCAGATCGCCGCGATCCTGGCGGCTGAGACTGTCAGCCAGGTACAAAAGGCGATTGACGACGGCAAGACAGCCGACGAGGCTCTCGCCTGGGCGTTTAATGTTTATACTGAGCGCGCTCGTCCCTGGGAGGCTTTGATCGATACGACCAGGGAGGACGGCGAGGTCATGGACGAGACCCCGGTCGTCAATGTTTGGTTTGACAATGGGACTTTTCCCCAGGCCCAGGGCGACACGGTCGAGAGACAGGCTTTTGACGCTGCTTTTAATATCGATATTTATGCCGCTGCTATAAGCGCCGATGACGGCGGCGCCGGTTATTTTTCGGGCGATGAGACTGCAGCCCGAGCCGCTCAGCGGATCGTCAGGCTCTCCAGAAATATTTTGATGTCTGGCCTCAATACATATTTGCAGCTGAGGGGCTTTGTCTGGCGACGCTGGCCCGGTTCAATAACGATGTTTCAGCCCCAGCTCAACGAGCTGCCGGTTCAAAATGTTATCGCCGGGCGCTTTGTCTTAAATGTTAAATTTAACGAGGTTTCGCCTCAGGTCCCGACTGAGGATCTCGAGGAGCTCGCGATCGAAATCAAGCGAGCTGAGGACGGCAAGATCATTGTCAACACTCAATATGATATGACTTAAAATAAAGGAGGTTTTAAAATGGTTGCATTATCAACGGCGGTCCCCTCAAACGCTGTCGCGCGCGTTCTGGGGATCAAAACAGAGTTTAAGGATCTCAGGGGCGGCAATATTCTTAATCTGCCTCAGCGGATCGCGATCGTTGCCCAGGGTAACAGCGCGGCGACTTATAGCCTGGACAAAAATCAGATCCTGAGCCGAAAAGAGGCCGGCGACACTTACGGATATGGCAGCCCGATCGAACGGATCGCGGCCCAGCTTTTCCCGGCAAACGGCGACGGCGCTGGCGTTGTCCCTGTTACGGTTTACCCTCTCGAGGATAACCCGGCCGGCGTGGCTGCAGACGGTACAATCGACGCAGCCGGCGTCCAGTTAACGACAGAAACCTATATCGTCAAGATCAATAACGTCGCGACAAATCAATTCTCGATCGAGAAAGATGACGACGCGGATCAGGCGCTCGGAAAAATCAAAACAGCGATCGACGCGATTATCGAAATGCCTGTCTTGACTGGCGTCGTTGCTGCCGGCTCTCTCCCGATTACTGCAAAATGGGAGGGCGAAACCGGAAACGATATTTTTGTCGAGATCGAGGGAACTGTCTCGGGCGTTGTTTTTACAATTACGCAGCCGGCAAGCGGCGCCGCAAATCCTGACGTCCAGGACGCGCTTGACAAGATCGGCGATGTTTGGGAGACCCTGGTCATATCTGGCATGAATTACGACGACGACGCGACGCTCGATATTTATGAGACTTTCGGGGTCGGCCGCTGGGGCGCCCTGGTACAAAAGCCGCTCGTCGTTTATACTGGATACACAGGAAACCAGGCGACCGGGATCGCTGTCACGGATCTTAGAAAAGATGATTATACAAACGCTTTTATCTCTGTGCCAGGATCAAACGATTTGCCCTTTGTTTGTGCGGCTCGCGCTGCAGCTCGCGCCGCCGTTCTTGCGACTGATAATCCCCCTCATGATTACGCCGGCCAGAGACTGACCGGGATCGTCCCAGGACTGGACGCTGATCAATGGGATTATATAACCAGGAACGACGCTGTCGAAAAAGGTCTCTCGACGTCGGAGCTCGTTGACGGCGTGGCAGAAATGAGCGACACAATAACTGTTTATCATCCTGACGGCGAAACGCCGCCGGCTTATCGATATCATGTTGATATCGTCAAGCTCCAGAATATAATTTTTAATCTGGCGCTGATTTTCAACGCGGACGACTGGAAAGGCGCGCCCCTGTTACCGGATGACACGCCGACGGCAAACCCGACGGCCAAAAAACCAAAGGACGCGAAAGCAGCTGTCGCGGTTCTCCTGGATCAGCTCGCGCTTAATGCGATTATATCAGATCCTGAGGCCGCAAAAGCAAGCATCCAGGCCGAGATTGACGGCTCGAACCCGAAAAGAATTAATATCTCTTTGACGGTCCAGCTAAGCGGCAATACGAATATAATTTCTGTCGATCTCAATTTCGGTTTTTATTTCGGATCTCTTGCGGCGGCGGCTTAGGCCTTAACGAATAATTTTAAGAGGAGGGTATCATGACCGCAATCGGCGGCTCGATGGAGAGCATCACTTTAAATGGACGGACTTTTGCGATCGCTGCGGACGCTGACAGCAATCGCAAACTCGGGGGCTTTGAGAACGAGGCCCAGGCGAACGGCGACGGATCTGCCAGGCTGATAAAAACTCGCGTCCCCCCGAACATGGACGGCCTGACGGTATCCGTTGACGATGACAACGGCGATCAGGAATTTTTGCAGGATCTGGCCGACATGAAAGATTTTTTTCCAATTACTGCGACATACGCGAGCGGCGCTATCTGGCAGGGCTCGGGTCAAATAACTGGCGAATTTCAATATAGCAGCCAGAACGCGACGGCATCGCTCTCGCTCTCTGGTACTGGCAAATGGACGAAACAATAAAAAAAGTATGTAACACTTTTTTTATAAATGCTTGTTTTTATTGATCGGGGATCCCAGGGCGCGAGCTCCTGGCGTATGCAACACATAACCGTATAAATGGGGGTCATTATGGAACTTGTAGACACTAAGGATGATAACTTGAAACCAGGCGAAAAAGTAAATACTGAGACAGCTCTCCAGGAGTTTGATCGTTTCCTGGAGGCCTGGGACATCGACGCCGATGTCGCTGACATGGAGGAGGAGGATCTCAAAAGCTTTGAGGACTGCAAACGGAAAATCGTCAGGGCAATTAAGCTCGGACGCGCGTCGCTTAACGATGACGGCTCGCTCAGTTATGTTTTGATCGAGGCGGTCGGAGCGACAAGCGAGATCAAAATGAAGATCCCGAGCGGCTCCTCATATATGTCGATGGACAAGCACAAGGACCGAAAAAGCATCCATAAATTATATAGTTTTATGGCTGAGGCCTCAGGGACCGCGCCGGCAATCTTTTCAAAAATGGACGGCCGCGACATAAAGTTTTTTATGGGGGTCTCTTTGCTTTTTTTAGCTTCATAACTGTTGAGCTCGTTCGCGATGGTTCAACAGTTAAAGAGAGGGGCGTCAGCGCTGTCAGCGAAATGCTTTTGCAGATCTGTCGGAGTTATCGGACTTTACCGGCGCCCCGGTCATTAACATATCATGAGATCAAGTTTTTTTATCAAGGCATGAAATCGGATCTCATCGAAATGACAAAGAGTAAATAAAATGGCTGAGGGTCGCTTTTCAATAGAGACAGTTTTCAAAGCGGTCGATCGTATGACCGCCCCTGTCAATCGCATGTCGAACCGCGTCGGGCGCGCTACGCGCCGCATGCAACGCGGTATCGATCGCCTCGCGATGCGAGCTCAATTCTTAAACAAAACATTTAAGGCCGCGATCGCTGTCGGAGCTGTCGGCGGCCTTTTCTTGATGCAATCGGCAATGGCGTCGACGATAACGACCGGCGTCAAGCTCGAGCAGACCCTCGTCAATGCGGCCGCAAAATTTCCTGGAGGCATAAAAAAAGGGACAAAAGAGTTTGAACTCCTGGAGCGGACCGCGATGCAGGTCGGAAAAACGACCGAATTCACGGCGAGCCAGGCAGCCGAGGGCCTCAACTTTTTAGCAATGGCCGGTTTTAACGCTGAGACATCCGTCGCGGCGCTGCCGCTTGTTGTTGATCTTGCGACTGCAGCGAATACGGATCTCGCGCGCGCGACTGATATCGCGAGCGACGCCCTGGGCGCTTTCGGCCTGGCGACCGACGACGCCGCCCAGCTGCAGAAAAATCTCACGCGGATAAATGACGTCATGGCGAAAACCGTCACGACATCAAATACCGACATGGAGCAATTTTTTGAAACGATCAAACTCGGCGCGCCGATCGCGACGGCCGCCGGCGCCTCAATAGAGACTTTTTCAGCAATGGCCGGGACCCTGGCAAACTCAGGAATAAAAGCGAGCGTCGCCGGCACTACATTAAAAAATGTTTTTGTCAGGCTCGCGGCCCCTGTCGGAGCTGCAGCAAAACAGCTCAAGCGCCTGGGGGTTGAGACCCAGGACAGCGAGGGCAACTTGAGAGACAGCCTTGATATTTTGGGCGATCTTGAAAAGCAGCTCAAAGGGCTGGGATCTGCAGAGCGGTCAAAGGTCCTGTTTGATATATTCGGAAAGATCCCTCTCGCCGGCGTCAATGTTTTACTCGATGCCGGCTCGGACAAGCTCAAAGAATACAGGCGGCAGCTCGAGGGCGCGACCGGCGCGTCAAAAGAAATGGCCGCGACAATGAGGGACACGCTCCAGGGCCGCATCAATACAATGAAAAGCGCTTTCGAGGGTCTCCAGATAACAATTTTTAAACTTGAGGATACTGCTTTCGGCGGTTTAATCGAGCGAATAACTGAGGTTATTCGCAGCATTGACAGCGCGATCTTTAAAAACCAGGAGTTTTCAAAGAGCGTCCTCGACAATATTATCAAAACGCTCCTCGGAGCTGCCGGCGTTTTTCTGCAGCTCCTGGTCGTCATCGGGACGGTCAAGTTTGCAATCGTTCTTTTAAATACTGTCATCGCGATCGGCCGAGGGATCTGGCTCGGATACCTGGCGGCCGTTTGGCTCGTCAAAGGGGCGTTGCTGCTATTAAAGGGCGTCCTGGTCGTCGTCAAGCTCGCGATGGTCGCTTTCAATATTGTTATGGCATTGAACCCGATCGGCCTGGTTGTCCTGGCGATTTTTGCTTTGATCGGCGTCGGGATCTTGCTCGTCAAACATTGGGACACGGTCAAAGAGTTTTTTCTGTTTTTATGGGACGTATTCAAGAAAAATCCGATCTCGACGCTCCTGGCGATATTTTTCCCATTTTTGGCGCTGCCGATCCTGTTGATCAAAAACTGGAGAATTTTTCGCGACTTTATTGTCAAAACCTGGGATCTGATCGTCGAGAAAACAATGAAAGCAATTAACATGATCAAGGGGCCCCTCGGCGTTATTGCGAAACCGCTCAAAGCTTTGACGAGCGGCGTCGGCGGCCTGATAAAAAATGTTTTTACGTCAGAGCCCTCAGATCAGCCAGAACCCCAGGCGCCCCAGGTTGTCAGCCCTGAGGCCGGGACTGCAAAACTGATCGATGAGAAATCAACAACGAATAAAACCGAGCTGACAATTAAAGACGAAACCGGCCGCGCTGAAATGAACGGCAAGCCGGGGACCGGCGTTTCTTTTAACTTAGCAGAAAGCGGAGCTTTTTAAATGCCCTGGGACGAACGACTAAAAGAGGCAGCATATACCTCGCCAGGCGGCGAGCGTTTCACTTTTGATTATGAAAATGTCGGGCGCGAGACTGACAAAAAAACGACTGTTTTCACTTTTCCAGATCAGGACGGCGCTTTTATCCAGGATCTCGGCCGAGGCGGCCGCCGGTTTGCCTTGCGAGTTTTTATCTGGGGCTCAGATTACGATCAAGAGGTCGATAGGTTTTTCAAAGCCCTCGAGGAGAAAGGCGTCGGCAAGCTTGAACATCCCAGATATGGGACTTTTTCTGTCATCCCTACTGGAACCATACGACAGAGGGACGATCTCAAAACGGCCGCAAATCAAGCGATAATTGACGTTATTTTCTGGGAAACAATAACAGAAATCACTTTCCCGGCAGCGGATACGAACGTCGAGACATTTATTGACAACTCTCTCGACGCTTTTCAAAATAATGTTTCGGCCCAGGTCGCCGAGACTGTTGACATCGACACAAGCTCTGAGACCGTCGATTTTAAGTCGAAATTTCTGGCCGGGATAGCGGCCGTCAAAACAGTTTTAAACGATATCGCGGAGGCTGAGCAAGCAATCAAGAGCGAATTTGACGCGATCGTCAGGAATATAAACGACAATATCGATGATCTGATCGGGACCCCGGCCGTTTTAGTTTTCCAGGCCGTTGAGCTTTGCCGGCTGCCGGCCAGGGCGGCGGCATCTTTCCAGGCAAAAATTGACGCATATATCAATTTGATCGATCTCTCTCTCGGCAACACTTTCGAGCCGTCATTTGATAGCAAGCCCGAAAATCAATTTTTGATCGCTGATTTTCTGGCAAAATCCGAGCTCGTTTCTCTTTGCGAGGCGACCCTCGTCACAGAGTTTGACACAAAGCCCGACGCGATCAGCGCGGCCGAGGTCATCGCCGAGAACTTTGACAAAATAAATACCTGGTCGGATCTGCAGCGCGATAATCTGAGCTTTATTGATACCGGCGAGGCCTATCAAGAATATTTAAATGTCATCGCAGCTGATACGGCCAGGCTCGTCGAGATCTCGTTCTCGTTAAAACAAGAGCGCATTATTTATCTTGATCGACCGCGATCAATTCATGATTTGACCGCCGAATTATATGGCGAGGTCGACAATAAAATCGATTTTTTAATCACGTCGAACAAACTCGGCGGCGACGAGATCCTCGAGATCCCTCGCGGCCGTGAAATCAGATATTATATTTAAAAGGTTTCTCAATGGTTGATCCTATAACCCCGACAAATATCGACGCCGATGATCAAAACGAGGTCGCGCTCCTGATCGACGGCGAGCGCTTTCGGCTCTGGCAAAACGCCGAGCTCAAGCTCTCAATGGATACGATCGACGCTTTTTCGTTTGGGGGCCCTTTTCAATCTGATATCGAGCTTTATCGAAAAATATTTCAGCCGTTATCTTTCAAGCCGGTCTCTGTTTATATCGGAGGCGAGATCGTTTTTAATGGCTCTTTGATTACTACGTCGCCGCCGGTGTCAGACAATCAAAGAGTTTTTTCTGTCAGCGGTTACTCGCTGCCGGGCGTTTTAAATGACTGCCCTTATCCAGCTGAGGCTTTTCCGATCGAGTATAATGATATAAACCTCAGGGACATCGCGAACGAGAGCGCCGGCTTTTTTGATCTGGGCGTCCAGTTTGACGGCGAGCCGGGCGCTGTTTTTGATCGCGTGGCTGCTAATCCAGGAGAAAAGGTTTTTCAATTTTTAATCAAGCTCGCTCATGAGAGAAATCTGATCGTTACAAACTCAGCTGACGGCAAACTAAAATTTTATGTCTCTCAGGCTGAGGCCTCTGGCTCAACGATCAAGCAGGGCTCAGCGCCCTTTTTGTCGGCGTCGCCGTCATATAACGCGCAAAATTATTTTTCATCCGTGACAGGCCTCGCGCCGACGAGCTCGTCAAAGGACGCCGAAAATTTTACTTTAAACAATCCGTTTTTAAGCGGCGTCAAAAGGCCTTTTGTTTTCCAGGTCCAGGACGCAAAAAGCGCGGATCTGCAGAGCGCGGTCAAATCAAAAATGGGTCGTATGTTTGGGGACGCGATATCTTTCAGCGTCGATGTCCAGGGCTGGCGAAATGAGACCGGGGATCTCTGGGCCCCAGATACAACGATCATTTTTGAGAGCGCTGACGCGATGGTCTATAATGAAACCGAGCTTTTAATCAGGGCGGTCAGTTTAAAAAGGGCTGCAGCTGATACAGCGAGATTGACGCTTGTTTTACCTGAGAGTTATAAGGGAGAGATCCCGAGGGGGCTGCCCTGGCTATAAAAAAAGGCATACTCGGGCGAATTTTATCAATTATCATAAGCGATAAAGAGGGCGCCCAGATCCGCGAAATAAAAGCGGAGCTCAACAAGGGGCAAAACATCCAGGCTGAAATATACTCGAGCCCAGGCGATGACAGCGCGCCGCTGCCTGAGGATCGCGCTTTCAGCATGCCCAGGACCGAGAGCGGCGCCTATATTGCGGCCGGCTTTTATGATGTAAACAACGCGCCTGAGGCTCTCCCAGGAGAAAAAAGGATCTATTCCAGGAACGAGGCCGGCGAGATAACGGCTCAAGCCTGGTTAAAAAATGACGGATCGATCGAGATATCAAATCTCGTTTTTACAATAACGATTAACGCTGCCGGCGACGTCAATGTTCAAAACCCAGGGGCTCAATTAACAATCTCTGAGGCCGGCAAAATCGAGATCATTGCAGCTGAGGGCCTGGATCTTTTCACGCCAGGAAATATCAATTTGACTATGGCGCTTTTAACTTTAAACGGCGCCGTCCAGATCAACGGCGCGACAAATATCGCCGGCGCCCTCGCGGTTACTGGCACAATAACAGGGCAAGCGGTCTCAGCTTTAACAGTAACAGGGACCCAGGACGTTTTTTTCGCCGGCAAAAGCTCGCTCGGTCATTTACACAGCGGCGTCACGTCGGGAACGAGCAACACAGGGCCCCCGGTTTAAAGGTTTTTATCATGAGTATATTTGAGGGCGACATTTTACTTTTTCAAATCGTTGACGGCGGCGAGATTAACGTCGAGGGCGGTCAGCCAGAAATGACAGGCGGCTTTGAAACGATGGTTTATTTATCTTTATTCGGAGGCAATGCTGACGACGACGGCAGCGTCGACAATCCTTTGACGTGGTGGGGCAACGTCGACGAGCCAGATCCGCAAAAAAGATATATTTCGGAAACGCAAAATTTACTCCTCGGGCTGCCGGCAACGCCCTCAAACTTGAGGCGCGTCGAGGAGGCTGCAAAACGAGATCTCGAGAGAGATTTTATCGAGACCGGGATCGCGTCGAGCGTCGAGGTCTCAGCCTCGATCCCTGACGTTGACAAGATAAATATTTCGGGTAGTATAACGGCAGAGGGGGTCGAGACATCTTTTAATTTTATTGAAAATTGGAGGTCAATGCAAAATGGCTCTTGATACGCCGACAACTCAAGAAATAAATGACTTAATAATCGCGCAGCTCGAGGCCTCTTTAAATCAAACGATCCCTTTGCTGCCTAAGGCTTTTAATCGCGTTCTCGCGAAAGCGCTCGCGGCCGTGATAATTATCCTTTATAAATTTGGGGGCTGGATCTTTCTGCAAATCTTTGTCTCGACTGCAGCGTTCGAAAGCGTTTCGATCCTGGGGACAACGGTTTCGCCCTTGACACGCTGGGGCGAGCTTATCGGCGTCGGGCCCCCGACAACGGCAACAAACGCCGAGCTCCTGATCGATATCACGGTCGAAAATCAAACCGGATCTTTGCCGGCATCAACGCAGCTCACGTCAAATCTAAACGGTTTTATTTATCTTACAAAGGACCCTGTTTTGCTTGATGCTGCGACCGTTCAAGCCGAGATCGTCGCGGTCAATGATCCTGACGGCGAGGGCGGCGGCGGTACTGACGGAAACCTCGAGGCCGGCGCGATCGTTTCGTTTGTCAATCCGGTCCCGAACGTCGCTCGCGATGCGGTCGTCAATTCTCAGCTCGTCACGGCTGCGAACGCCGAAAGCGAGGAGAGCTATCGGCAGCGCGTCGTCGATCGCTTTCAAAAGCGTCCCCAGGGGGGCGCCTCAGCTGATTATGAAATCTGGGGCGAGGAGGTCCCAGGCATAATAAATGTTTATCCTTATACAAGCCCGGTCCCTGGAGAGGTCGACGTTTACAGCGAGGCAACGCCTGAGAGTTCTGGGAACCCTGACGGCATCCCGACACAAGCCCAGCTTGACGCGGTCAAAGAGGCGATTGAATACGATGAGAACGGCCTCGCGACACGCCGGCCGATAACGGCCCTCGTCAACTCTTTACCGATTACGAGGACCGGCTTTGACGTTACCGTGACAGATCTCCAGGTCACGAACCCGGCCGAGGTCGAGGCTGAGATCGAGGAGAGCTTGACCGCTTATTTTTTAGAGAGAGCGCCCTTTGTGGACGGCCTGACGGTCCCCCCCAGGGTCGATAAGATCTCGATAAATACTATTATCGGCATTATTGACGATAGCGTCAACTCAAGAAACGGCACGTTTACAGGCGCGACTTTTAAAAAGACGCTTGATATTGTCAATCTCGAAATATACTTGCTCGCTGAGGGCGAGAAATCAAAACTTGTGAATTTGAGCTTTGTATGAATAATTTATTTTTTCGCATATATCAGCACTTGTTACCCAGGGCCCAGGCGTGGACGATCGTCATCGAAAAGCAGCTGAGAGAGTTTTTCGAGGGGCTCACGTCCTGGCCTCAAGACGTCGTTAATTTTTTTGTTTTTATCGCCCTTGATGTTTTTCCAGAGACAACAAGACAGCTCGATTTATGGGAAAAACAATTCGGCTTTTTAACAGCTGTCTCGGACGAGCAAGATCGCCGCGATCGTATCCTCGCGCAATGGCGCGCGGTCGGCGGTCAATCGCCTGGATATATTCAAGGGGTCCTCAGGGACGCCGGTTTTGACGTTTATGTTTATGAATGGTGGTTTCTCGACGATGTTTTTGACGAGGCGATCATTTGCGGCAATCCGCTCGCGGTTTGCGGATCTCCTGACGCTTATGCCGGCAACATGACAAATCAGGAGCTCGTCCCTCGAGATCCTCGAGCCTGGGTCGATGAGGACAGCGTCCTTGTAAATAAAATTTTATTTGTTTATAAACTTTTTACAGGCCCGGTCATTTGTGGAAACGCGGCCGCTATTTGTGGCGCTGCCGGCGCGAAATGCGGCAGCTTTACAGGGATCGAGCTGAGGATCAGAAAATATCAGATCCCCGACGATCCTGATACCTGGGTCCATTTTTGGTATGTAGGCGGCCCGACTTTCGGATCGTTCGCGGACGTCCCGGCCGATCGCAAAAATGAATTTGAAACATTAATTTTACAGATCAAACCGCGTCAGACTTGGGTCGGTTTATTCATTAACTATGTATAGAGGAGGTTTTTAAAATGTTAAATTTTTCTGTCAGATATACAAACGCGACGCCCCCGAACCCTTTGACCTATCCATACGGATCTTTTAAAAATGAGAGCTCGCCGGGCGCCCTGGACGGTACTGAATATGAAAAAGACTGGCCCGATGATATACTCGGCTTTATGACAAAATTGATTAATTATGCCGCGATTATACCCTCAGGAAATCCCGAAAATATCGGAGCCTCAGACTGCTTTGACGCCCTGAGATCCATTTTTAACGACTTTATTTATTTTGATGATCAAGGGACAGGAACCCCGAACAATATCGTCATTATTTCAGTCGGGGCGGCCCCTGTCGCCTATTTTGACGGCCAGATCATTTTATTTAAGGCAGCAACGTCAAACCTCGGCGCCGCGACGGTCCAGATCAACGGCCTGGCAGCAAAAAGCCTGACAAATGCTGACGGCAGCGCCTTAATCGCTGCAGACATTAAGGCCGGCCGGTATGTCCTGGCGCGGTTCAATTCCGTTGCAAATCGTTTTGAGCTTTTGCAATTTGTCGGCGAGGCGATCCCGGTCGGGATGGAAATGCTCTGGCCGCTGTCAACGCCGCCGACTGGTTTTCTCGAGGAGGACGGCAGCGCGATCAGCCGAACGACATACAACGCCCTGTTTAATGTTTTGGGGACTGCTTACGGCGTCGGCGATGGAATAAATACTTTTAATTTGCCTGATTTTAGAGGGGAGGGGCTCAGGGGTTGGGATCATGGCGCCGGCCGCGATCCCGACGCCGCGACCAGGACCGACAGGGGCGACGGAACGACCGGCGACGCCCCTGGTACTAAACAGGGTTACGCTGTCGAGAGCCATGTTCACGGCACGCTCAGAAAAGGGGGGACAAATTGGAACCTCGGAAACCAGTCAAATTATATTTACAATAATTTTACTGACGCATACGGAGGCAACGAGACCAGGATGAGAAACGTCTATCGAATGATGATAATCAAATATTAAGCGGAGGCAAAAATGAATATTTTTAATTTTTCAAAAGAGACCGGCGAATATTTAAGCACAAGCGCCGCTCAGGTCGATCCTCTCGAGACTGAGAAAAATCAGCGCGACGCATATGTCGCAGCATATGACGCGGCGATCGCTGCCGAAAAATCTGAGGCTGAGGCTGACGCTGACGGCCAGGCGGCCGCCGCTGCAGCTGATACGGCTTATTTAATCCCGGCTTATGCGACTGACATCGAGCCGCCGGCGCCTGGCGCTGACGAGATCGCGGTTTTTGACGGTTCTGCCTGGGCCTTGCAAGCAGACTTTCGCGAGACTGCCTATTGCGACCAGGACGGCAACGAAACAAAAATCGAAAATATCGGCGAAACGGTCCCGGCTGACTGTTTAACGGACCCGGCCCCGAGCGTTTATCACACTACGCATGACGGCAGCGCCTGGATCTGGGACGAGGACGCTCACAAAGCCGCCAGGCTCCAGGAAGTCGAACAAGAGTTTTTGAACCGGCTCGACGCGCCTTTTCCTTATGATAGTAAAAACTGGCAAGTCGATAAAAAATCTCAAGACAGTATTGCAAAGCGCTCCATATATGCAAAGGTCAGCAACGATGATCCGACAAATTATCCCTGGATCTCTGAGCTGCAAACCTGGCGCGATGCCGACAACGTCGATCAGACTTTCGCGACGCCGGCCGATTATATGAATTTGGGCAAGGCCGTCACGGAGCATGTCGCGACGCTTTTTATCTCAATGCAAAATCATAAAGACGCGGTCCGCGCCCTCACGACATACGAGGACGTGGCGGCTTATGATGTTTCGATCAACTGGTAATTGAAAAGGGGCTCTCATGGACTGGATCAACTCTTTGCCCAGCATTATCGGCCTGGGCATAACAATCGGCGCTCTCCTGGTCGCTTATGGCGTACAAAAACAGACACTCAAGCAGCACTCGACACAGTTTGAAAAAGAGACAAAGGCTTTTGAAAAATATCGCGAGGAGCAAAAAGATCTCAACGAAAAACAAGACGAGAAAACGGCCCAGATCGAAAAAGATTTAAATATTTTATTTACAAAATATGAGGGATTAAAAGCCGCGTTTGATGAGCGATCGAGCGCGTTTCACACTACATTAACAGCAAATCAAAAAATGCTGGGCGAAACGCAGCAGCTCGTTTTAAGTCAAACCGAAACAATACACGAAATAAAAGGCGGCCTTGACACGCTGATAAATTTCCAGGCCGAAAAAGAAAAACTCAAAACGGGGCGAGGATAATGACTAAACTTTTATATGATCCAGGACACGGCGGCCCAGATGACGGCGCGAAATATGGCGCGGCCGAGGAGGATGATCTCAATCTCAACATGGCAAACCTGGCGTTTTTAATGACGCAGCTCCAGGGCCTTGACGCTGATTTGACCAGGACAAAGGACGTCACGGTCTCGCTTTCTCAGCGCGTGGATCTCGCAAACGAAATGAACCCGGCGGCGCTTATCTCAATTCATTGCGACGCTTTTCACAAAGAGACAGCGAACGGCATGACCGTCCATATACACCCCAGGGCCTCGAAAACCTCGAGATCCCTGGCTCAGCATGTTATGACAGAGCTCGCGACTACTTTCCCGAATTTGAGAGACAGGGGCGTCAAGCAATCTGATTTTAAGGTCCTCAGGGAAACGACCGGCCCGGCGATCCTCGTCGAATGTGGTTTTTTAAGTAATTCAAAAGAGAGGGCCTTTTTAAGAGAGCCAGAAAATCAATATAATTTCGCGGCCGCGATCACGCGCGGCGCTTTCAAACAATTTGGATAAGGGGGCTTTATGGCTTTTGATATAAAAGATCTCGGAGGTCTCGGCAGCGCTTTCGATTTTGGCGGCAAAGTCATTGATAAAATCTGGCCGCCTCAGGCAGATCCAGAACTCAAACTCAAGGCGACGACGGATCTCGCGGCAGCCCTGGAGGCACGCGAGGAGCGGCGAGACAGTTATAAAAGGGACATCATTGTCGCTGAGCTGCAGCAAAGCGATCTTTTCACAAAGAGAGCGCGGCCGTCGGTCATATATTGCGGCCTGATTTTTATCGGGCTGAATTATGTTGTCGCGCCTTTTATTATCGATATACTGCAGACTTGTCTCATCCTGGGGGTCGGCGACATTACGGCTGACCAGGTTAAACAATTAAAAGAGCTGGGATCTTATCAGCTGCCGGGTCAATTCTGGCTCGCCTGGACAGGGATTTGCTCTGTTTATTCATGGGGCCGGTCACAAGAGAAAAAAGGAAAATCTGAAAACGAAATCATGAACAAGGTTGTCTCAATGATAACCGGCGGCAAAAAATAAATCCCATATTATAAACAGAACATCAAAGCCGATGTCTTGAAAAAAACTTTTTCTTGACATCGGTTTTAATTTTTATAGTATGAATGAAAAACAGAAATGAGAGGCGCCTCATGTCAGACAATCAAATCCAGCTTGAAAAATTGTTTTGTAAGATCTCGAAAAAATATTCTCACGACGAGACAAATATTATTTTTGAATACGAGAATTTTATGCGGTCGCTCGTAAAGCATTGTCAATGCTTGTTTTGCGGCGAGCTCATAAAAAAGGCGATCGAAAAAAATGATTAATATGTCGATGATAAAAAACGACGCCGGCCTTTTTGTGCCGTTCGCTGTTGAGGATCATGAAAAGGCCTTGAATTTTCCTGTCGGCGGTTTGACATACCATAAAGTCAAGGGCGTTCAAAAGCCGCGATCATATCAGCAATTAAAATTATATTTTGCATGCTGCCGGGCCCTGGCTGATCAGACAAGAAATATAAATCTTGATACTGTTGAAAAAGTACATTTTATTATGAGGATGCGAGCGCGCTGGATCGAGGCGATCATATCAATTAAAAAACCCTGTCCGAATTGTATGACGCCGCTTGATCACTCTCAGATAATACCGCGATCGCTATCATATGATAATTGCAATCACGCGGACGCGACGGCGTATATCAGCGCCGGGATCAACGAGATCGCGTCGGAGCTCGGCGTCGCAAAACATGAGCTCGTAAGAAATGCCGATCGATATGGTTTTTGATAAAGAAAATATTATTCGAGATCCTGACTATCTTGATTTTATCAGGTCTGAGCCTTGCGTTTTTGGCGGCTTTGGCTGCCTGGGGGACGTCGTCCCAGCTCATCAAAATCTCGGCTATGGTATGACGGCCGGCAAAATTCATGATCGCTGGACGCTGCCGCTTTGTATGGGTCATCATACTATTTTTACAAATGCCGAGCATCGCGGATCAAAAACTTTCTGGGAAAATACAAACCTGGACCCGGCGAGCCTGGTCGTTGAGTATAATATGAAGTATTCGAAAAAGCTCGGGCTCTGGCTTTGCAAATCAATTATTGATTGCATTTTAATCCATGAGGATTTATGATTTTTATGTTTTTAAAAATTAAAAGGCGCTGCGACAATAAGGTTTTAAGCTCATGCCTCGGGCTCTGTTTCCTTTGCGTTGTGGCGCCTTTTAATTTTTCAAGGCGATCCTCATGAACTTGCTTGACGAAACAAAAAAAATAATGAGCGACCATGATCTGACGGCCGATAATATTTGTTTTATAGGGTCCCAGGAGAGCGGATATTTTTGCAGCTGGGACGAGTTTGAGGTCCTGGCGTTTCGCGAATATAATCGGCGTTATGGCTGGGCTCATGTCGCGAGCGATCTCGTTATTATTTTTGATAACGGTTATAAGCTCAGGCGCGTTTATGCCTGGGGGGGCGAGCGCTGGGAATATATCCAGTATAAAAAGAAAAAAATAAAATCAGTTTTCGGATATAGTTTTTTATCCTCTCAATTACTCAATCAAATTAATAGGGATTATTAAAAAATGAAATGGTTTAAGCATATGACAGACAGCGGCGACGATCCCGATCTTGATGACAGCTTCACGCTTTTTAAAGCTAATGGGCCTTATGTTTTTTGGAGGACCCTCGAGATCATGAACCGAGAATTTGACATAAAAAACCCAGGAAAAAACACTTTTTCTGTTGAGTTTTTCCGAAAAAAATATCGAATTTCTTACATGAAAGTATTAACAATACTGACATTTTTCCAAAAAAGAGAGCGAATTTTTTATGAAGAAATCAAGATCGATCAGCTGCCGTCAATTAGACTTAACTGTCCGAAAGCAAAAGAACTCGCTGACGAATACACACAAAAGCAACTCGCGAAAATGTCGGGACCCAGATCGGGACCCAGGTCGGGACAAGCGCCCGAACAAGAAACAGAAACAGAAACAGAGGGAGAAAAAGAAAACATAAAAACAACTGGCCAGGCGCCGGCGCCTGGTCATTATGAAAACAGGATCTCAAAATATCTCGACGAGATCCTTTATCTCAGAGATATTATTTTTAAGCTCAATAAAAAAGCCCTGACAGAAAAGGTCCCAGGATATAAAAATTTTAATGTCGACGAGTATATTCAAAAATATACAAATGAGGGATATCATCCAGGAGCGATTTTTGACTGTTTAAAAGCTATTATTAATAAATGGGGTCAAATGAAAAGAGGGCCCTGGGCTTATACTCGAAATATTATAAAAACACTTAACGGTAATTATTATGAGCAAGAACATATCGCCGAGGCGGCTCAATTTAAAAACGATTTTTTCAAGGATGACCGGGTCAAAAATTTACTCGCTAATTTTTTAAAAGGCTCTGAAATATGAGGCGAAAGCATCAAGCAGAATTTGAAAACATAATCGATCAGATCATCCGACACGGCGCCGGCGGTCAGACTGTTTTGCTCAAGGTTACGCCAGGCGGCGGCAAAAGCGCGATCCCTATTATCGCCGGCAAACTGATCAGGGAAAAACTCGCGCAGCGGCTTTGCTGGGTCGCTCCTCGAAAAGCGCTGCAGAGCCAGGGCGAAAGAAATTTTCTTGATCCGTTTTTTAGAGAGCTCTTTGATCATGATTTAACTATCAGGGCGAGCACGAACGAAACGAACCCGGCCAGAAATCTCGACGGATTTATTACGACTTATCAAGCAATATCCCAGGACAAGGATCGGCTCCTCGAGTTTGAGTTTTTCAGATACAAATATATTTTAATACTCGACGAGGTTCATCATGTCGAGGATCTCGGGGTCTGGCATGAAGCATTGAAACCGCTCGTCGAATTATGCGAATTTATAATTTTAATGACCGGGACGATCGAGCGCGGCGACGGCAGCAAGATCGCTTTTTTGAATTATGACGGCGACGTCCCAGATCTGCAGAGCAAAAAAAATTATCATGTTATCGAATACACGCGAGCCGACGCCCTGGCAGAAAAAGCGATCATCCCTTTAAGTTTTAAATTTCATGACGGTCAAGCGGTCTGGGAGAACGAGATCGGCGACGAGGTCAAAGTCAAGAGCCTGGCAAAAGCGCGCCGGCAAGACATCGCGGCCGCGATATATACAGCGATCAGCACTCAATACGCCAGGCAGCTCTTGAGTATAGCGGTCGATCATTGGATCGGCATCAAAAAGAAAAATCCTCGATCAAAATTATTGATCGTTACTGCAAATCTTAATCACGCGAAAATAGCTTTTAATTTTTTGTATGAGAAAAAATTTTCCGTTAACATCGCGACCAGTCACGAAAGCGCCCAGGCTCAGGCAGCGATTGACGCCTTTAAAAAAGATGAGATTGACATCCTGGTAACTATTGCAATGGCATACGAGGGCCTGGACGTGCCGGCGATAACTCATATCGTTTGTTTAACTCATATCAGATCAAGGCCCTGGCTCGAGCAAATGCTCGCGAGAGCAAACCGGATCGATCGCCTCGCCGGGCCGTATAGCCGGCAGCGCGCTTTTGTTTTTTCTCCTGACGATCCGCTTTTTCGAGAGGTCGTTGAAAAGATCAGATCTGAGCAGCTGCCTTTTGTTAACTCTGGCGAACAAATGGAGCTTTTTAAAACAGAGCAAGAACTCGAAAAAGATTATCAATGCGGCGACTGTGTCGGTTTTGAGGCGTGCGTTTTAAACGACAATAAAAATTATCTTGACGAGATCTGCGATCGATTTGAAAAATCAATCAAGCCGCCTATGAAAATAAAACCGAAAAGCTCGGCCGTCACGGATCAGCGCGATCTCGTTCTCGCGGCTCCAGGAGCTGCAGCGCCAGAGATTATTCAAACACCTAAGGAACGAGAAAAAGAATTGAGGGCAAAGATCGAGCGACATGTCCGCGCGTTCTCTCATATCAATCGATATGAAAACGGCAAAGTCAACGGCGAGCTTTTTAAATATTTTCAAAAGCCCAGGGGCGAAATGACGATCCCTGAGCTCGAAAATGTTTTGAAGTTTATCGAGTTAAAATATCCGGTCAACTTAATCGAGAGGGGGCGCGGCAAGAGGGTCAGCTCGAGGGTCGTCCCCTGGGGGGGATCATGAAAAAATTTGACAGATCCGAGGAGAAACATCAAGAGGCGGTTTTCGCCTGGGCCGAGATAATGATGAGGCGCCGGCCAGAGCTCAAGGATCTCGAGGGATCAATGAACGGCATTAAATTATTTTCTCATGGCCAGATCAAAAAAATTAAGCGCCTGGGCGGTTTGAAAAAGGGCCGGCCCGATATTCATTTGCCGGTCCCTCGCGGCGGTTATGCTGCTTTATTTATCGAGCTTAAAAAAGTTTATGGCGGCCGCGAAAGCGACGATCAAAAAGAATATGGCAAGCGATTAAAATCGTATGGCAATTATTATGCAGTTTGCAACGGATCTGACGAGGCAATCAGCATGATAATAAAATATCTGGACGAGCGCCTCGAAGATCCTGAGGCCTCAATCGTATGGTTTCAAAAAGAGAGGAGAAAACAATGACAGAAAAAACAGATTTAATCACAAACGAAATCGAGACAGCGAGAAAAGAGGGGGCAAACCTGTTGCTCCCCTCGACGTCGATCGCCGGCCTGTCAGAATTTCACGCGCCGGTCGTTGACAGCGTTTATCTGAGCCCGAACCCTGACGACGGCGACGTCTACCCGGCCGACAACTCAAAGGACTGCAAAAAATTTCGGCCGACAAAAACAGCGATCTCAAAGCTTTCAATTTGTGCCGGCCTTTTATGGCATCCGACAGAGACACGACGGACCGATCCGATGAACGATAAAAATTATATTTCGTTTCAAGCGGTCGGCGGTATCCGAAAAGCGGACGGCGCGGTCGTATGGTTCAAGGCTGAATACGATCTCGACTTTGAGGTCATCGAGCAAGAGCTCCTTGATCTATATTCAAAAAAAGTCGAATACTGGAAACAAGGACAAAAAACCGATGAACAATTCAAAAACGAAAAGCTCGCATATATAAACAGCTGCGTCAGGCGCGACTTGCTGCAGAAAAGAAAACATAAATTAAAATTATGCGAGACCGGCGCGATGAACCGCGTCGTCAGGTTTTTGCTCGGGCTCAAACAAGCTTATACTGTCCAGGAGCTGCAAAAGCCTTTTGTCATGGTCAGAATTGTTTTTCAGCCCGATTATAACGACGAAAAGGTCCGTCAAATCATGCTTGAAAAAGGCCTCAGCGCTCAGGCTGCAGTATATGGGGGCGGCAGCGTCCCGACTAACCTGGACGCGCGCGCGCCTGTGATTGACGTCCCTCATCAAGACGTCACGGAGCCGATCCCCGAGGGCCCGGCTGAGCCGTATCCCTCAGGGCCCCCAGGAGAGACAGCGCCGGCGCCTGGGCCTGGGCCTGGTATGGATGACAAAAACAAAAACGCGCTTTTTGACTTTGGAAATCTGGAGCCGGCTGAGCAAGTCAAAGAGCTGATAAATTTGATCTCGCGCAAAGCTTTTAAATTTAAGGATCTGCCTGATCAAATGAAAAATTTAAATGACTGCAGCGAGAAAACCTTTTCGACCGAGCCTTTTTTGCTGGGCTTAACAGAGCAAACCAGGCTCAATTTTTTCGGCAAACTGATCACGCTGCCCGACGATGATATCCCTTTTTAACAGGAGACAAACATGAGAGTTTTACACCTTGCAGACATACACGCCAGAGAGAAAGACTTTGTCGAGGTTTCGACGTGCATGAATTCAATCGTCGTTGAGGCCTATGAAATAAAACCCGATTTGATCGCGATCGCCGGCGACTGTTTTGACAGCCAGGAGATCAAGCTCGATAGTAATTCGACAAAAATGCTTTTTCAAATGCTGGCCGGCCTGGCTGACGTCGCGCCGGTCATTATCGTTATGGGAACGCCGTCGCATGATGGAAACGCGCCGCTCGTTTTTCAGCATATAAAAGCAAAATATGAGATCTATATTTCACATAGGCCCGAGGTTTTGTTTTTGGCTGGGTCAAAAATCTGTCTCGAGCCCGATGACATGGCGCCTTATAAGCCTGAGCTTATAATCTCAACAACGCCGACGCCGACAAAGCAATATTTCAGAACCGACGCCGGCGTCCAGGAGAGCGACGCGCTGATCGCTGAGGCCCTGACAGATCTGTTTATATCTTTCGGATCTCTTGCAAATCAATTTGACTGCCCTCATATACATGTCGGTCATTATCAGGTCGGGGGCGCTTATATCTCAGATACTCAGCAATTAATCGGCCGAGACATCGAGATCTCGATCGATCAGATCTCGCTCGCTCAAGCGGATCTCGTTTGTCTGGGTCATATTCATAAACCTCAACAGATCGGGAAAAATGTTTTTTACTCAGGATCTATTTTTCGAAAAGACTGGGGCGAGCTCGAGGACAAGGGCTTTTATGTTCATGAGATACACAAAAAAGGGGGCGTCCCCTTTTCGAGATTTATAAAAACGCCGACAAGAAAACTTTTTAAAACTGAGCTCGACAAAACTCAAGGCGATATATCTGGGGATCTCGCCGGCGTCCCTGAGGCTGCAGACATCAAGGACGCTTTTGTCAAGATCGCTGTTAAAATATACCGGGACGACGTCCCTCTTTTTAATTCAAAACTGATCAAACAGTTTTATCTCGATGCCGGCGCCCAGGATGTTAAAATCGAATTGATCCAGATCCCTCGAGAAAATGTCAGGAGCGCGAATTTTATCACGTTGAGAACGACAGGCGAAAAACTGACCGAACAAGCAGAGATTAAAAACGAGGAGATCCCGGCCGGGGTCCTGGAGAAAGTCGAGAGGCTCGAGACTGAGCCGGCCGACAAGATAATCGATGAGGTTACAAAACTTTAAAACAGAGGAGAGGCAAATGAAAAATTTGAGTATTAAATTGAGGGGCTTTATCGGCATAAAAAAGGGCCTGGGCCTGGACGAGATCGATCTCGATCTCTCGAGCCTGGACGGCCTGACCGCGATCGCCGGCCCGAACGGACGCGGCAAGACAAGTTTGATTGACAACTTGCATCCTTTTCGGGTCCTGGCATCCAGGAGCGGCGCGCTGCAGCATCATTGCACGCTGAGAGACAGCGTCAAAGAATATTGCTTTAATATGGGCGGCAGCGATTACAAAACGATTTTAAAAATCGATAATCACTCGGGCCGACAAGAGGCTTTTATATACAAGAACGGAAAGGCCGAGAGCGAGACAAACGGCAAAGTCAAAGAATACGATAAATATATCGAGGATCTTTTCGGGTCCTCAAACCTGTTTTTCAATTCGGTCTTTTGTGCTCAGAATTCAAAGAAAATATCGCAGCTCACGCCGGCAGCATTGACGGCCCTGTTTATTGAATTCTTAGGTCATGAAAAATATAAACTTTATACAGACACAAGCAACAAGGCCGCGACGATCATCGCCGGCAAAAAGTTTGATCTGGGGGCTGAGAAAAACCGGATCGCGGACAAGCTCCTCGAGCTCGCGGATATTGACAAAGAGATCGAGCGCCTGGCCGAAAGCAAGGCAGCTCATGAGAGAGAGATCCCAGGCGTCAAAGAGGATATCCAGGCAACAAACGACGCGCTCCAGGCCTCTCAGGCTGCCGTCATCGAAAACGATAAAATCAAAATCAAGCTCGACGCATTAAAGCGCGAGCGAGATAAAATCAGCTCTGAAAACACGAACGATCAAATCGAGGTCGACGGCAAGCTCGCGGCCCTCAGGAAAAAGGCCGAGGCTCTTTGTAAACAGATCGAGGCGATCGATCAGGTCCTCAGTCAAAAAGAGGAGATCGCTGCAGCTGCAGACAAGATCAAGGCGATCGAGGCCCTGATCATAGAAACGACCCAGGAGCTCAGCCAGGTCAATATTGATATTGAGGAGCTCGATCTCGAGATCCAGAGACTGAGAAAAGAACAAGCCGGCTCAAAAGAAAATTTCGACGAAAAGATCGAGGCAGTCAAAAAGCTTGTCCAGGATACAGAGATCAAAAACGTCGAGCTCAAGGCATGCCAGGAGAAAACAAAAGCGCTCGAGACCAGGGACCCGGCCTGTCAAAGTCAAACTTGCTCTTTTATTGTGTCAGCTCTCCAGGCTGAAAAGGATCTCCCGGCTCTCAAGACTGCAGCCGCCGGCCTCGAGGGTCTCAAAAAAGAGCTCGAGGATCTCGAGCTCGAGGCGAAAGCGGTCAGCGACGTTTATGAGCGAAAGATATCAGAAATAAATATCGAGGCCTCAAAGAGCGTCAAGGCTCGATGCGAGGCGTCGATCGCGGAGCTTAATCGGCAAAAAGAAAATCTCTCTCTCCTGGCAGCAAAGCAAGGCGAGCTCGATGTCGCCCAGGCAAACCGGGACGCTTTAAACGAGCAAAAAGGCGACATTATTGATCAGGGGGTCAAGATGTCCCAGGAGCTGACCGAGCGCGTCAGAGAGAAAACTGCAGCGCTTGAGGCGATAAATAAAAAGATGATCGATCTTAAAAGAAAAATCGACACGCCGGCAGCTGACAGCCTGGCGACTTGGGAGAAAAAGATCGAGGATCTCGAAAAAAATCTCAGGTTCAAAGAGAGCCAGATCTCAAAGGTTGAAAATATAATAAAAGACAGAGAAAACGATCTCGCGAAAAAGCTCGAGCTCAAGGCTGAGCTCAAGGCCCTCGATGATCGATCGAAAATGCTGCAGCGCGAGGCCTCTCAATGGATTTATATTAAAAACGCATGCTCAAAGGACGGTCTCCAAGCTCTTGAGATCGAGAGCGTCGCGCCTGGGATCGCGGCGAACGCTAACGACTTATTAATGACCGCTTTCGGCCCAGGATCGAGCGTCGATTTTCGAACGCTCAACGAGGACGGCCGCGAAACAATGGAGATCCGCGTCATTGACGAGGACGGTCATGACGTTTTGCTCGGCGATCGATCAGGCGGTCAACAGGTCTGGGCCCTCAAAGCTTTACGCCTGGCAATGACTATGATCAGCAAGGAAAAATCAGGCCGCGATTTTAAAACCTTTTTTGCTGACGAGGAGGACGGCGCCCTGAGCGTCGACAATGCTGAGCGCTTTGTCAATTTATATCGGGCTCTCATGGATCAGGGGGGATTTGAGGACTGTTTTTATATCTCACATAAAAAAGAATGTCTTGCAATGGCCGACAACTCGATCAACTTTTTAACAAACGAGAACGCGATCTCAATTCGATAAAGGGGGGCTCATGGACTGCTTTGTCATTATTGAAACGAGCGACATTTGCTCGGAGCTTTTGCCTGACTGCTATCATATACAGGCCTGGCGCCGGCCGACGTGGCTCTATTTTGACCAGGAAAAAGCCGAGGCCGAGCTCCTGAGAATACAAGCCGAAAATCCAGGACATGATTTTTATTTATTCCAGGCCGTAAAATGTGCCCGGCCGAATATAACCGATCAAAAGATTTATTATCTTGAGGGGGTCTAATGAGTAATTATAGTTTTGAAAAATTAATTGATAAAAAAATCCCTGAGCTCGAGAGCATAAAAAAGAAACTGCAGCAAGAACTTTATGAGGTACAACAAGAAAAGATTATTTTAATCAGAAATATTCAAAGCCTCGAGGGATTAATTGAAAACGAGCGAAAAGCTTTTTTGTGTCAGGCCTGTAATGATACAGGAAAAATCGAGGACAAATTTTGCTCTTGCGATATTGGAGCGGTTAAGCTCAGAGATAGCAAACTTTAAAAGGGGGCCTCATGAAAACGCCGGCAAAAATACCGATCCATTTTTCAATATTCAATGAGTTTTTAAACATAAAAGATAAATTTAAAAAAGCGATCTCTCAGGGCCCGGCGATCTGTCCTTGCTGCGAGAGAAAAGCCCAGGTCTGGAAAAAACGCCCGATATCGTCGGCCGTCGCCGGCCTGGTCAGGCTCGTCAATATGTATGACGGCGAGCCGATACATTTGGATCAATTCAATATGTCCAGGAGCGACCGGGGCAACGGCAATTTTTCTCAGCTGCAGCTCTGGGGCCTGGTCGAGAGAGCTGACAATTCAGATCCGAAAAAGAGATCCTCGGGCATGTATTCGCCGACGAGAAAAGGCGTCGATTTTGTTTATCGCTTGATTACAATCGATAAATATAAGTATACTTTAAACGATGAGATCATCAGGACCGAGGGCCCTCGCGTTAAAGTCACGGATATTTTAAAAGACAAATTTGATTATGAGGCGCTCATGAAAGATCAATATCAATCGACCATTAAACCAGGAGAGAGACATGATCACAAAAACGGACATGATCAAAACACAAATTAAATGGACCGCTCAGCTCGTCGTCCCATTGTTGCGCGTTATTTTCAGCAAGTTTTTTTATCCTCTCGCGTATTATCTCAGGGTCTGGGTCCGCGTGAATTATTATAATTATCACAAGATCAAGCTCGAGGAGCCTGAGGGATATTATCCCGAGAAAAAGGTTTCAAAATTTGTCGCCTGGATCTCAACTTTTTTGTGGTGGTTTCTCGATGACGATGCCGGCGAATTCGCTGACTGTGGCGGCGTTGAATTCGTTGAGAAGTATCTTGACAATAACATCGGACAAACCAGAGACCCGAACAAGCTCGGGGCCTGGTTACAATGGGGCATGATAATCGAAAAGAATATTTCGAACCCCTGGCGCCGGTTTTATTGTGCTTATCGTTGGAACGGTATCAGAAACCCGGCATATAATTTTAATAGGCGTTACATGATGCCTGTTTTAACTGACCCGATCGACGTCAAGGTCGTTATCGATGACGGCCGAGATCCCTGGACGCAATGCCGCTTTAAAGATCGCGACGGCCTGGTCGATTTTTTTCGATCGACTTTCGGGAAAAAATACGTTTTTTTTAAAGGCGCGAACGGCGAGACAGTTTTTGCAAAGTCGAGCGCGGTCCTGGTAGCAAACGAGAGCAAGAAAACGCTGACCGGCTACGCGAAAAAAACAGGCTGGGCGCTGCCGTTTATTCGACACACTTTATCAATCCGAAAATATCATCATAAATTAACCGGCAAGGACGGCGAGAATTATCGCGAGCGATATTTAAAAGGGATCTGCAGCTCCTGTCCTTATGGAAAATATAAATGTGATATATGCGAGGCTTAAATGACTTTGATCTATAAACCAAAGGGCAAGGCTCAGGAATACGCCGAGCTGGCCCTCAATATTTATAAGGGATGTCAACACGGCTGCCGATATTGTTACAACACAAAAACACCCTGGACCGATCGCGAGAAATATTATCTCGATGCCGATCCGAAAAAGGACTTTTTAAAACGGCTCGAGATCGATGCAAAAAAGATCGCCCTGGAGTATGGCGCCGCATGTCCTGAGATCTTGCTCTCTTTTGTGGGCGATGTCTATCAGCCGGCCGACGAGGCTTTTAATCTGGCCAGGCCGACGATCGAGATCCTGATCGATCACGGTTTGCCGTTTACGATCTTGTCAAAGGGCGGCATGAGAGCGACAAAGGACTTTGACATCCTCAAGCATTATAAAAAATTCAGAGCCGGGACGAGCCTTGTTTTCTGGGATCAAGAAAAGGCCTCGAGACTTGAGCCGGGCGCGGCCGCGATAAAAGATCGCGTCGACAGTATTTTAAAAGCTCATGAGCTGGGTATAAAAACCTGGATCTCGATCGAGCCGGTTATTTACCAGGGCGACGCGATCAAGATCCTGGAAAACCTCGGGACCCTGGTCGATCAAGTCAAGGTCGGCAAGATCAATCACTATAAAAAATATGATTTTTATAAACCGGCCGACTGGAGATCCTGGCGCGATCAAAAATTGATCCCTTTTTTAAGCCGGCTTAAAACCGAGTATTATATCAAGGATAGTTTGAGGGGGCTGAAATAAAACAGAACGAAAGCGAGGCAGCTATGAGAGAAAAAGATATTCAAAATTGCTTATATAATTTTTGTTATCAAAAGGCTCATCGATACATGATCCCGAATTTTCATTTATATCTCGAGGCCGATCTGATCAGCGTCACGACTGCCGGCCTGATCAATGAATATGAGATCAAATGCAGCCGGTCAGATTTTCTCAGAGAGTTCAAATCAAAAGCCGAAAAACACGGCGACATGAAATTTCTATTCGAAAACAAAAAAAGCAAATATACTCATCATATACCGAATTATTTTTTCTTTGTCGCTCCTGAGGGCCTCATCAAGCCCGAGGAGATCCCAGAATATTCGGGTCACATTGAAATAAAAGAGCGCGTTTCTCGCTTTCGGAGCGAGGCGCCTGTTTTTGCGACCATGAAAAAGCGCGCGCCTCGATTGCATCGCGAAAAAATAACCGAGGACATGATCAAAAGGATCTGTCACGCTTTCACTTTTAGATATTGGAATATACGGCGAGGTCAAAATGAAATATAAAGCTTTATCAATTCGGCAGCCCTGGGCCTGGGCGATACTCAACGGCAAGCCGGTCGAAAATCGCTCCTGGAGAACAAATTTTCGAGGATCTTTTTTAATTCATGCCGGCAAAAAGTTTGATCATGACGGTTTTAAATGGCTGCAGCAAAACAAAGAGGCCCTCGGCCTGGCGGCGCTGCCTCATCCGAAAGATTTTTTAAGAGGGGGGATCGTCGGCCGCGCGGATCTCGTCGCGTGCGTCACGGATCATGAGAGCCCCTATTTTTTCGGGCCTTATGGCTTTGTGTTTGAAAATATCGCGCCCTTGACGTTTATGTCATGTCCTGGGCGCCTCAGCTTTTTCGAGGTCGATTATACCGTTTAAGGGGGCTTAAATGAATTTGACTGAAAAAGAGAAAAAACTGATCGATGACGTCCAGGGCGGTTTTTATGATCTCTGGCAGCAAAACTCACAATTTTTATATGAAATATCTCTCGCGATTAAACGGCTCGGCATCAAAAAAGAGAAAGAGGAGCTCGGCTTTGAACGATCTGACAAAAACGACGATGAGGCGAAAGACTTGTCATAATTGCTTTTATGGCATAGAATTAAAAATCATGATGACCGAGCTTTATCGAGCTGCAAATTCGGTCCTCAGCTGCAGAAATAAAGACAGCTCATTTTATGGCCAGGACGTCAGGCAGGGAGACAGCTGCAGCGAACACGAAAAAAGGACTTTCTCATGACAAAAATGTTTAAAATGGATGACCGATCTCTCAAGGGGCTGCAGCATGATCTCAGAAAATACGCCTCAAAGGTCGCGCCCCTGGTCGAGAGGGACACGGTCAACAACGCGGCTTTTAAAGGGCAAAAACGAGCAAAGCAGATTATCAGGCGCCGCTTTATCGTTCGAAATACCTGGACGATGAGATCCGTCAGAGTAAAAAAGGCGAATACGTCAAATAAATCTCGGATCTGGGCGCGCCTGGGATCGACTGAGGACTATCTTGAGACCCAGGAATTCGGCAAGACTATCCCGAAACGAGGGGCAAAGGGCGTCACGATCCCGACGGCGATCGCCTCAGGAGAGGCCCAGGGAACAAAACCCAGGCGCCGGGTCGTTCGCCGGCCTAATCAAATGAAAGCGATCAGGCTCCTCAGGGTCGGGACAAAAGCAAAAAGCCGAAAGCAGTTTATTGTCGCGACGATCAAAGCAGCTGCAGCAAGGGGGGGCGCCAGGCGCTTTGTCTATTTGCCTTTTAATCGTCATCCTGGGATTTATTGGATTACAGGGGGCAAGAAAAAAGCGCGGATCAGACAGATCTTTGATCTCTCGAGAAAATCAATCACTATACCGCCGACGCCCTGGCTTTTGCCGGCGTCAAAAAGAGGTCAAAAATCGATCCCGGCGTTTTTCGTCAAATCAACAAAGTATCATTTACACAGAGCAGGGCTTTTTAAATAATGGATCTTGATTTTGTCATATATGCGGCCGTGTGTAAGGTCTCGGGCGCGGTTTTAATAATCTCTTTAATTATGGGGGTCTAAATGGATCAAATGCAAGAAATGAACGCCGACGAAAACGTCAGGATGCTTTTGTCTTATTTGATGATTATCGTCCATAGAAACGGCGGCGAAATGACGATCGAAAATCTTTCGGAATTCGGCGGCAAAAATTTCAACTTTGGGGCCGATCTTGATGCTGAAAACGATCGCGTCATTTTACGGTCGACTGAGGCAACAACAACACAATAATTTTTATCCTGGGGGTCTTATGAACAAGAAAGCAGCGATTTACTCAGCCGCGATGATCCTGGGCCTCATGGCCTGGACCGTCGTTTTGTTTGAGCTGTTTGTTTACGGTCAGCTGACGAAAACAGACATTTTGATTTTTCTCCTGGCGCTTTTGGTCCTGGTTGTTTTGGCCGGCGCCGGCGTTTTTATTTATACCAGGCTGAAAAAGCGGTCCGATTTTCATCAAGAGATCGCTTTCGAGTTTTTTGAGCATGAGGGTCAGATCGTTATCAAGTTTAATGTCGCGACCCGGTTTATTATGCTCGATCCTGGTCAGGCGGTCGATCTCGCCAGGGTATTAAAAAAGCGAGGTCAAAAGCTCCTGGGACAAAACAGGGGGCTCAGCCTGGTCAACAGTAAATAATAGCCAATAACGCGCCGGGGCGTCCTTAGACCCTCATAATTTGAGGGAGGGGCCTATTCAACCCGAGGGAGATCTGCAAACGCTCGCCTTTTATCCCGGTCTCGACGTCCTGGACGTTATTTTTTAACAAAACTTTAAACAATGGGGGTCTTATGTCATTTAAACGGAAAGACGTCGAAAAATGTGCTTTGTGTGGCGAGGGGATCGCGACGCGCGTCCCGATCTTTTTTAGAGTAAAGGTCGAACGCCTGGGCCTGGATCTGGCTGCAGTAAATCAGCGCCAGGGCCTCGACTTGATGATCGGGCCGGCTCTGGCTGAGGTCATGGGACCGGACGAGGATCTCGCCCAGGTTATGACGACCAGGTCGGGGCTCGTTTGTATGCAATGCGCGACAGATCATAAAATTTATTGTCTGGCCGGCCTCGAGGACTATCTGAGCGGCGACGATGAGGACGAGGATCAGGACGAGGACGAGGGGGTCGATCATGATGAATAAAAGCGCGAGATTTTCAGACTGTAAAAAATATAGATATTCTCTTTGTCGGATATGGAACGAAAAAAAAGGCCTGGTCAATTTTGTCGGTCTCAATCCGTCAACGGCTGACGAGAACATCGACGACCCGACAATTCGGCGCTGCGTTCGCTTTGCTGACAGCTGGGGATATGGGGGCCTGATCATGACAAATTTATTCGCTTTCAGAGCAACGGACCCGGCCGAAATGAGGGCCGCTGACGACCCTGTCGGCCCTGATAACGATTATTTTGTCAAAGAGCTGTCAATGATCGCCGAGCTGACCGTCATGTCCTGGGGCGCCTCAGGCTCGTTTATGGCTCGAGACTTTGCCGTCAAGACGTTTTTGAAAAATGCCTGTTATCTGGCATTGACTAAAAGCGGACAGCCGAGACACCCATTATATTTGAAAAAGGATCTCAAACCGATCCCGGCCCTCTTTTATGACGATCAGATCCGCGAGGAGTTAAATCAGCAAATTTTAAAAAAGCTCGAGGGGGGCAAGTGAAATCGGCCGACGAAATAAAAAAAGCATACGACGAAATATATCAGGAGAGCCCGATCACGGCGAATTTATGGCTCTTGATCCTGGAGAACGCGGACGAGAGCGGCAGCTTTGAAAGCAGCGACAAAGAGCTCAAGATCCTTTTCAATGCCAGGTTTAACGATCCGAGCGAATACGCTCTTTAATGGGGGACAAATGGGAGACAAGATTGAAAACGGCCGTCAATATGAGTTTGATAAATTGATCGACAATGCTGTTTGTAATAGATGCGGCAAACCTTTACTTTTTGAGCTAAAAATATTTATTACCGAAACTGTTTTCCCTGAATTTGTCGCTGAATGTTGCGAGAGATATCGATTAACGCCTTATGTCTGTTTTGTTAATATAGACGGACTTTAAACGATCAAGGCTCTATCTGCAGCCGAGAGGTCCAGAAAACAAAAAAAGCCTCAGATTTGACGCCTGGGGCTGCGAGAGGTATAAAATTGACACTATTTGAAGCGATCCAGGGCCTTGACACGCTGCCAGGACATAAAAGGGCCCGAAAAATCATTGAGAGGGTCAGGAAACGGCTCGAGATCCGAGCAGCAAACAAGATCAATCAGATCCTCGGCAGGGGGCGGCAGCCAGGGCAAAAGCTCTCAGCCTGGAGCGAGGGCCTTAATGAGAGATAAATATTTAATATCAAACACTTACAGCGCCGCGCGCCTCGATGCTTTGGCTTTGGCATGCTCTTTGCCCTCGCTGCAGCCAGGAGCGCGGTCGCATAACTACTTGTTTTTATTTAAAAAGGTACTGCGTCAGGTCTGATAACCTGCAGTTTTGTTTCGGGTCCAG